TGACCCAGGAGCAAGACTCCGCCCGAGAACTCTGCTCGCGGCTTCATGAGCAATACAACCTTGCCCGGATCAACTACAACACGGGTCGGGGCCGATGGCGTGACGTTTACAAAGTGGTGTTGGTGCCCGGGACGGTTTATCTCGTTCGCCGGGCTTACTGGAAGACGACGGCTCGGCGCTCCGTCAAGAGCCATGGGCCGATTGCTCTCGCGCGCTGGCACGCGAATGCCTCTTGGGAGGTTTTGCGCGGCGATATCCCCGCTCCGACCGCGAGATTTCCCGGAATCCAAGTTTATGAATGAAACTGAACTCGTCCAATACGTTTGCTCCGTCGCTTTCGTCATCGTCATTGCGTCGATTGCGTGCGCGGCGTGGCTTTATCAAGACTGACTTATGACTGAAAAAACCAAAATTACCGTTGACGTGGACCGGGTCCGGATTGAATTCCCGTCGGGGGTAGTCTTCCGAATCTATCCCTCGCCGACGCCGGCCCGGGAATATGTCGAGGTCTATTCTGAAGGGTTTAACGCCCTCAGCATCCGACCCGTAAGCTCGAACGTCGCCCGATTGTCTGTCACCGAATTATGAAGCGCATCCCACTTTTTTACATCGCCGGCCCGTTCCGCGCGAAATCCTCATGGAAGATTGAGCAGAACATCCGACGCGCCGAGGAGCTTGCTCTCAAGGTCTGGGAGGCCGGCGCCGCGTGCATCTGCCCGCACACAAACACGCGCTTCTTCCAAGGCGAAGCGGATGATTCCGTCTGGCTCGACGGAGACATGGAAATTCTCCGGCGCTGTGACGCGGTTCTATTGGCCCCCGGCTGGCAGGAGTCGAAAGGCGCCCTCAAAGAAAAGGATGAAGCGGAACGCCTCGCCATCCCGGTTTTCGAGACAATTTTTGAGGCTCGGGTTTGGATTGCGGCCCGGCTTTCTGTTCTCGACGGAGAGGAGCGAGCAATTCAAACGTTCATCGAGACGGTCGAAAATCGCTGGCCGCGCCCGCTGGACCCTAACTCGTCCGTCAACGACGACTGCCCCTTCTGACATGCAGGCGTCCCTCATTTTTTCGTTGCCGGAGGAAACCGAGGCGCATCAAGCCGCGCTTGATGCGCCAAAGTGGAAGGACGTTGTCACGTTACAGGACCGGACTTTGCGTGATTGGCTCAAGCATGGGCACATACACAAGACTCCCGACGAAGCCCTTCAGGCGATTCGGGATAAGTTGTATGAAGCGATGGGCGAGGCCGGGCTCAGTCTCTACACTTGACATCTGGCGATTTTCCGCAACGGTAGAGTGATGAAGTCGTCAAACTGGATTGCCGCTGTCTCCGCTATTGCGGTGGTTGCTGCGTTTACTTGGTTCACTCCTTTCGCAATCAAATCTCTCCCCCAGGCGCCGGCTCATTCGGTGTCAGCCATCGCGCGGATGCAGAGTGAGACTTGGCTTGTGAAGACCCCGAGCGGCGCTGGCTCAGCAATTCATCTTCGGGCGGTTAATGGGTTGCCGCAACTCCTGACGGCGGCGCATGTCGTCGATGATCTTGAGTCTAATGCGGTCGTCATCGTGTCGCAATTGCGGCGCGGACCAGACGGCTACACCGCGCGATACGAAGTCAAGGCCCGTGTGGTCTGGGTGCGAAGCGACTGGGACGTTGCGCTCCTCGAAGCCGCGACGCCCGAGGGATTCGGCCCCGGTGCTGTTTTTGGAAAGACGGCTCTCATTGGTGACAAGCTCCGGCACGTGGGATTTTTCCTCGGCTCCGACATGGGGCAGAGCTACTCTGAGGGCATCGTGTCCGCGCTTGACGTGCGCCCCGTGCTGCCGGGATGGCCTTGGAAGAATGCGCTGGATCAGATGATACTCTCTGGATTGCCGGGGAGTTCCGGCGGGCCGATCTTCAACGACCGGGGCGAGGTGGTCGGAATTCTGGTCGGTGGTTACAACTGCTCCATCATGTTCTATGTTCCTGTCCGTCAAATTCTTCCGCTGCTGAAGAAACCCGCTTGACAGCGAGCCGGCTCGGTGGTATCTTCTCCCATGAACAACGCGAGCTTTGCCTATCTGAGGGTTTCAACCGACAACCAGACTGACGGCGACGGCTTTGACCGGCAGGCCGCGACGATTGGCGTCTTCGCCCGGACCAACGGGCTCCATCTCCTCGGGACGTTCAAGGACGCCGTCACCGGGAAGACCGACGGGCTCAACCGCGAGGGCTTCGTCGAGATGCTCGAAACGATGGAACGGGAGCACGTCAAGAGCTTCGTGGTCGAGCGGCTTGACCGCTTCGCCCGAAACTTGATGACGAGCGAGTGCCTTTTCGCCGAGTGCCGGAAGCGCGGCATCGCGGTCTATGCGGCGGACCAGCCGGGGCTTGTGGACCTCGCCAGCGATGGGACGGACCCGACGCGCGTTCTCATCCGGCAGGTCATGGGTGCCATCGCGGAATGGGAAAAGAGCGTGATTGTGAAGAAGCTAAACGAAGCCCGGCAGCGCACGGGCCGGAAGGGCGGGCGGCAGAACTTCGGTGAGAAGCCGGGCGAGGCTCACGTCCTTCGCATCATGGTTGACCTCCGCCGGGCCGGCAAGAGTTGGGGTGACATCGCAAAATCCTTGAACGAAACCGGGGTAACGACGCGCAACGGGGAGCCGTGGCGCCGGACGGTGGTTGCTCAGATCGTCAGCCGCGAGATACGAAACCCCGTTTATACAGCGAGTCTGAAAGTTGACACCAAGACCGAAATCCGCAATGGTCTTGGTGATGACGGCTCCGCACGGTAACGATACCCCCAAGCCGCCGAGACCCGCGCGCCGTAAGTGCAAGGGTGGAAGGCGGCGGTGATAGTCTTCTCCTACTTCGACGCCTCGGCGAACGTGCCCGACCAAGGGCAGGTCATCCGCCTTTGGCATGACTCATGGAAGCGGCATGGGTGGACCCCGCGACTGCTGAATCCCCGGAACGCGCGCCTTCACCCGTGGTTTGAAAGGGCGGTCGATAAATTGGGCGCGGCTATCGAAGCTCCCAACTTCGCGCGTTGGTTCGCCCTCGACCGGGCGGCGTCGGGCACTGCGCTCTTTGTCCATTATGACGTGATGAACTTCGGGCTTCGCCCGTTCCGCGTCACCGGTCCTCTGTCGTTTTATGGGGAAGCATGTCAAGGATGGTCCCGCGAGGCCCTCCGGTTCTATCTGCGGCATCTCCGTCGCCCGGTGACGGACGGCGTCCCCGCGCTTATTCGTCACCGGGACCCGCTGAGTGTCGGATTCCTCGCGCTTCACTGGGATCGGGCGCCGCTGGTTCACTTTTCCCGCGAAGCCTGCAACTGCAAGCCCAAGCACCGGGTCATTCTCGACTGCGGGCGCCGGATTTACTGACGATGCTTGCCCCAGGCCCAATGAAGGACATGGTCCGGGAGGTCACCCGGCTCGTCCATGCGGATCAACCTCGGGAGGCGGCGGCGCGTTTCTATGATTTCTGCAAGCTGAAGTCTCCGGTCCCGGCAGACCCCGACCGCGCCCGCGCGTCACTCATGGAGCTTTTTCAATGGCTCATGGCCAACGGCGGACTTGAAGAGGCGGCTCAACTGTTGTGGAACGAGAAGCTTTTCGACCCCCGGCCCCGTGCGACTCGGGATGTGTGGAAACTGTTCGATGAGGCGAATTTTGGTTTGATGATGGGCGCCGGCTCAATGAGCAAGTCCTATACCATGGGCGTGCGGCTGCTCATGGAATGGGTGAGCGACCCCGTTTATACGACAGTTCGCGTCATCGGCCCCTCCGAGGACCATCTTCAAGCCAACCTGTTCTCGCATCTCGTTGCGCTGCATCGGGGGTCTACGTTGCCGCTCCCCGGCAAGATTGGGAGCTTGTTTATCGGGCTCGACCGGCGGGACCGGCGCTCGTCCATCTGTGGGGTGATTGTGCCTGTTGGGCAGAACAAGCGGGCGGGCCGGCTGCAAGGCGCCAAGCGGTTCCCCAGGCCGCAGGCGCATCCAGTCTTTGGCGGGCTCTCCCGCATGATGATTTTCCTCGACGAGTTGGAGAACGTCCCGGCGGGCATCTGGTCTGACATTGACAACGTGATGAGCAACCTTGACGAAGAGCAGTCAAAGGGGCTCAAGATGTTCGGGGCGTTCAACCCGGCGGATAAGGGCGGGCCGGCGGGGCAGCGGGCCGAACCTACTTTTGGCTGGGACAATATCGACCCGGACAAGCATTTTCGCTGGCGTAGTAAACGCGGTTGGGAGGTTCTCCGGCTCGACGCGCTGACGAGCGAGAATGTCATCGCCGGCAAGGTGGTTTTTCCTGGGCTTCAGACGAAGGCGGGCGTTGACCGAATCATCGCCAACTCCGGCGGCACAAACTCGCCCGGATACTGGACTTTCGTTCGCGCGATGTATCCTCCGCAGGGTGTGTCAATGAGCGTCATCCCCGGCGGATTCCTCAAGAACATCCGGGGGACGTATATCTGGCTCGACAAGCCGACGCCGGTTGCCGGGAACGATCTTGCCTTGCGTGGGAAATCCGCGTGCATTTACTGTCACGGGCTCTGGGGCCGGGCGGTCGGGATGCGCCTGCCCCCGACGCCGGAAAATCCGGTCTCTGCTGAGGTCCTTTTCAAGAACGTGCGCGGTGAAGTGGTCCCGCGCTGGGCGCTCCAAGTAAGTGCGTTGCTCAAGCTCCCGAAGGGCGAGACCAGTGAGATGAAGGACACCATCGTCAAGACCTCCCGAGGCTTGGCGGTCCGGCCCGCGTGGCTTTGCGTGGACCGCACGGGCCACGGGCAGGGTGTTTTCGACCTGCTGCGTTCTGATTGGTCCCCCGAGGTCATGGGTGTGAATTACTCTGAGAGTGCGACGGAGCGGAAAATCATGGTCGAGGACCAATTGACGCCGCGCGAAGAGTTCACGTATATGAACTCGGAACTTTGGTTTGCTTTGCGGCGCTGGCTTGAGTTCAAGTATATCCTCATCTCTCCCGAAATCGAGGCGGAGGACCTCTTCGGGCAGATGACTTCCCGACTCTACTCGCAGCAGGGAACAAAAATCCGTGTGGAATCGAAGCAGGATTATATTGCCAAAGGCTTCGAGTCCCCGGACGAAGCGGACGGCCTCACCCTTTTGGTTCATGCGGCTCGTATGGCGAGCGGAGTCACCCTTGGAATGTTGAGCGCCTCGGCGGAGGACGCCGACGGCGAGGGTGATGAGGGGTATTGTCATGTTGATTCGTCGAATAAGTTCGACAGCTTAGAGGTATGAAAGTCATAAATCTTAATCTTCGGCCTAAAGATGGCTACTGGTTCCAAGATGCCGATGGAGTTCGGCACGTTGGCAAGAGTTGGACCGCGCTAATCAGGCAGGTGATTAGGTATCGGAAGCTCAAGGGAGCGCCTGAAGGCGACGTGAAGGCCGAGGTGAATGCTCAGGCGTGCGAACGTATGCCGAGTTACTGCGGTGAGAAGCGCGGGAAGATGGAAAAACCCCGCCCGCCCTCGACTTTCAAGACTCTGGTTATTGGTTGGCTCTCAAAAACGAGTCGGGAGGCCCGGGCTGACAAGCTCTCTTACGCTTCGGAGAGGGAAGCCGGCGAGCGAAGGGTGATTTGCGCCAATTGTCCTCTTCGGACAGACATTAAAGGAGTTTGTTCGCCTTGCGAGACCGCTATCGGAGCCCTCCGGAAGGTCATCAACAAGGGTCGAAGAGCGGTCTGGGATGGTTTTCACGCGTGCTCGGTGCTCGGAAACGATCTTCCGACGGCAATTCTCCTCATCGAGCCCCCGGTTGACAACAAGAACCTGCCCCCGGCGTGTTGGAGGCGCCAAAAGTGAGCTTCCCTAACCCTTTTCGAGCGTTTTCGGCTCTCTGTCGCGTCCTTTGGGGTGTTTTGACCGGCTCCCCGGTGGTTGTGCCTGTCGAAATCGAGGATTTTCGGCTTCAGAAATGTCGGGCGTGTCCCTGGCACGATAAAACGCTCGACCAGTGCGACAGATGCACTTGTTTTGTCGCGTTGAAGTGTTCTCTGGCAACGGAATGGTGCCCCGAGGGACGTTGGCCGCGCTGGTGGGGCCGAAGTTGACAATTTTCGCCTTGCGGGAACAGAACTAAGATGACAAGCGACGTGCAAACCCCGCCCCCGACGCCGGACGGGTTGACCAACAGCCCGGAATTGAGGCCGGGGAGTGATAGCTTTACTCGGTCAATCAAAGACGCCGATCAAGCGCGCCGGGTGGTCAAGTCCTTACTCGAAGGGGACCGAGACCGCCAGACAATCAACGGGCGCATCATGGCGAAATACAACGCCGAGCGTCCTTACAAGAACGCGGAGCTTGAAGCCGAGGGTTTGAAGTGGCGGAGCAACTTCACAACGAAGCCGTTGCCGCAGATGATCGAGAAAGTAGCCCCGCGTTTTGTGGAAGCTGTTCAGGGGCTCAAATATCTCACTAACGCTTCGCTTCCGGAGTCGATGGACGGCGCGGCTCACAAGACCGACGTTTTTCGCAACGAGATTACGACGACCTGCCGGGCGCGCAAGGGATGGAGAATCCTCATCGAAGACATCGCGATGGAAAACGCGCTCTTTGGTTT